ATGAAACATTCAGAAGAACAAATAAAAGAAATAATGTTAGCCTTATACGAACAACTTGGCAGACATAAATTTGTAGTTATGACAGGATCAAAATTTACCGGTTACATGGAGAATGAATCTGGTGACCTAGAGCAGGTTATTAAATTGAGCAAAAATAAATCTGGCGCAGATAAATTAATTATTACTTATGAAGAAGGTAAGGATACTTATTCTATGAGATTCATCAAATCCCCGAAATTAAACAAAAAGACTTTTTCTTTTTCCGAGGCCAAAGAGGTCTTCTTTTTGAGTGATATTTATGCTGAACAGTTGCAAGAAGTGTTTACACAAGTGACAGGCTTATATACTCATCTTTAAACATAAAATCGATGAAAGCAAACAATCCTAACTACAAATTCGAAATAGCGTAACAATTAAAACATAAGATCAATGAACACATATTACAAGTTTGCGCCAAACGTATTTTTGGCAAAGTGCGAAGAAAAGCACGAAAAAGGTGAGGAAATTCTAGTTACAACCAAGTATGGAAAAGAGAATGAAAGTATCGTTTTTAATCTGATATTTGAGCGTGACGGATTCTATTATTATTCCATCGTAAGGGCTGACGGATTCAACGTACAAGAATGGGCAAAACGTAGAGCGGAACGCAGACATGAATGGGCATCATCGGCAGAGCAAAAGAGTAATGAATATTTCAATCGCTCGAACAAAGATCGAGATTTTCTTTCCTTAGGCGAACCAATCAAAGTCGGACATCATAGCGAAAGACAACACAGAAAAGCAATAGCGGATGCTTGGAACAATATAGGCAAAAGTGTTGAGTTTAGCGACAAAGCTGCCGAACATGAAAGAGTAGCCGAATACTGGGACAAGCGTGCTACAACCATCAACCTATCTATGCCGGAAAGTATTGACTTTTATGCGCACAAGCTGGAAGAAGCCAAAGAATATCATGAAGGTGTAAAGTCAGGCAAATATCCACGTGAACACTCCTACACTCTCACTTATGCAAAAAAAGCAGTAAATGAAGCTCAAAAGAATTATGATCTTGCAGTAAAATTATGGGGAGAATAAGTGGTGAATATACCTGTTTGTTTATAGAATATCGATTAAGTGATATAAATTCCCATACCGAAGCGTCATTGTTACACGCTGGAGAATATGAAAAAGTCATAGAAATAATAAAAACGTGGTAGTTTAGAAAATTTTATCATCAAAAGTGTATGTTTTTCATATACTTTTTTTATATATTTACACCATAAAAAGAACAAAAAATAAAGATTTTTACATTCCAGCCAAAAAATGGGGTTTGATTCCCTATTTCCGATCGAATACCGTTCAAGTCGGCTCGGTGATTGAGATTATGGTAAATGTGCGTGGTTCAATTCCATGCGTTACGCTGGTAGCGGTCAATCTGACAGCTCGGAAGGGCACTCAAATTTGGTGGTATGGCGGAATTGGTAAATGCTACATTGCGGTAGATAGTACTGAATAGGACGCTGAGGAAGCTAACAACAGTTCAGTCGCTAAACCTATATCGCAAGTTCGAGTCCTGCTGCCACCTCAACCCTTATAGTAGCGATAAGCAAAAGCAAGAACATTAAAGCTTGTGCAGTTTACGGGGTGATAGAAATTGCTATCTGGCACAACTGAAAGAAACCGAAAAATTGAATAAGTGTTCTTGTAAGTAGCTTGAAGAATGATTGAATTTGTGTTTAAGTTTGCCGAGCGTATTCCCGGCAAACTTAACACAAAGTGTATATGAAGTTATATACAACCTATCATAACTAAAAAACATGAAAGGACTTACAATCAAACAAGAGAACTTTTGCAATTATTACATTGAAAGCGGTAATGCTTCCGATGCTTATCGTCGTGCATATTCTTGCGAGAAAATGAAAGACGAGACGGTCAATAGAAAAGCTATAGAACTACTGAACAACGGCATGATTACGGCAAGGGTTAAGGTATTGCAAGAGGAACAAAAAGAAAAGTCAGATATAACCAAAGAACGAGTTTTGCAAGAATTGTCCGGTATAGCATTTTCTTCTATCGCTGATATGCACAATACTTGGATTGAGCGAAAAGAATTTGAAAAACTTTCTCGGAAAGAAAAATCGGCAATAAAAAGTATCTCCACAAAGATTTTTAAGAAGAATATCGGAACAAGCGATGAGCCGGAGATAGTGGGCGTTGAATATGTGAAGATAGAGCTATACGATAAAATAAAAGCTATTGAACGTATCTGTAAGATGCTTGGGTTTGATTCACCAACCGAAATGAACATAAATAGGACCGAAGAGGAAATGTCCCGTGAAGATATGCTAGATGAGCTAGAACGTTTGGAAAAATTGCGTGAGGAATAATGAGATTGACTGATGCGCAGGTAAAAAGAAAACTGGAATTGGAACGTCTGTTGCTAAAAATAGATGCTCCCAACATGTTTTATAAATTTATTCCGTATATCAATGTGTCATATACCAGCATGTGGTTTCACAAAGCTATTGCCGACCATTGTCAAATGCTTCTTGATGGTAAAATTAAAAATTTAATGGTGTTTATGCCACCACAGCATGGAAAAGCTTTGGAGATACAGACACCGATACTCACCGCCAATCGTGGCTGGGTTGAGCATGGTTCATTATGCGCTGACGATTATGTCTTTGCTCCGAATGGCAAAAGAGTGAAAGTAGAAGCAGTCACATGCCATTATCTTTGCGAATGTAGCGAGATAAGGTTTGCAGACGGACAGTCTATCATTGCAGCCAATCAACATGAATGGGGTTGCTATATTCCTAATGCGAGTCATAAGCCTGTATATTACCCCAAAATTGAAACGCAAGAGATAACCGCAAAGATGAGAGGAAGAAGCCCTTATCTTGAAAGTTCAAGTCCTCTTATCGGGGAGGTAAGAGGACTGCCTATACCACCCTATTTACTTGGCTTATGGCTTGGCGATGGAGCATTAAGGCATAAGCAGATATGTAAGTCTATGGCTGAACGCTTAAAGGATAAAGAGACAAAAGATAGGCAGGATAAACGAAAGCATTTCATTCAATCAATAATGCCATGCGGTGAACGTATGGTGAACTGTATACAAGTAGAGGGCGGATATTACCTCGCAGGTAAAGAACTAAGACCTACACATAACAGCGAAATTATATCTCGCAATTTTCCGGCTTATGCATTGGGGCGCAATCCTAATTTGAAAATTGTAGGTACATCGTATAGTGCTAATCTTGCAGAGCAGTTCTCCCGTTCAATACAACGTATTATAGACAGTAAAGAGTATCAGGCTATTTTCCCAAATACCTATCTGAACGGCTCAAATGTTAGAACAGATGTTAGGGGGTATATTCGTAATGTAGATGCCTTCGAGATGGTAGGAAACAAAGGATTTTATAAGGCAGTGGGGGTGGGCGGTTCATTAACTGGTACACCAGTAGACATAGCAATAATAGATGACCCTGTAAAAGATGCACTGGAGGCGTATTCTCCTATTTATAGGGAGAGGGTTTGGGATTGGTATACGTCCGTACTTCTTACTAGGCTTCATAATGATAGTAAGCAGCTTTTTATTATGACGAGATGGCATGATGATGACCTAGCTGGGCGCATATTGAAGAGGGAAGCCGATAAATGGAAGGTGCTCTCAATACCAGCTATACGCGAGACTCTTGATGATGGGAATAATTTTGATTCTCGTAAGGTAGGCGAGGCATTGTGGCCGAAACGGCATTCGTTAGAAAGGCTTCTTGACGCACAAAGACGTTCGCCACGATTCTTTTCTGCGTTATACCAGCAGCACCCCTCCGTTGAAGGAGGTAATATTATCAAGGAAGCGTGGTTTAATCATATTTCTTTATTTGAGTTTAAAAAGAAACGACGTAATGAAGCTGTCACATTCTTTGTTGATACCGCATATACAGAAAAAACTACAAATGATCCTACCGGGATATTAGGTTCTTGTATGATTGGTAACAACATATACATTGTATGTGCTAAGAAAGTTAATATGAAATTCCCCGAATTATGTCGTTTCCTTCCCTCTTATGTACGAGATAATGGCTACGGGGAAGGAAGTTCTGTTCGCATTGAGCCCAAAGCAAACGGGATTTCAGTAATTGACCAATTGTATGAGAGTACTGATCTAAATGTAGTATCTACTCCCTCTCCAAAGGAAAGCAAAGAAACAAGACTCAATGCGGCCTCCCCTTATGTGGAAAGCGGAAGGGTATATCTTGTTGGAGGGGATTGGAATGACACGTTTATTGATGAAGTGTGCGGTTTCCCGGCAAAGCCCCATGATGAGTTTGTGGATTTACTATGCTATTCCTTAGACTATCATCACAAGAGCTTTAATGAATTAAGTGACGAAGAAATTCTAAGGGATTTTCTTTAATCTATATGGCATTGCTGAAAATCAACTGAGCCCGCTTGTACATGGATTGTACAAGCGGGCTTTTTAAATACCCCATTTTTCCGAGGATTAAACAAGTGTAGCGCAAAAATAGTCGCTATATCCTTAGACAAAGCTCAACGAAGCGGATATACACCTTATAAAATTTGTTATTGATATACAAGGTTTAATTATTTCTACATTTTATAAAATCACATAGAATCAGTATAGATTATACAATTAAAATACAATCAAGACAACAAATAATAATATTACTAGTTATATATTTGTAGTCGAATATAAGAGAAATGGATAAACCAGAAAATATTTGGATATTATATATATTTAACACATGAACGCTGCGCAAAGATTAGAAGCCATTCTGAATTACTATGGTATAAATGCTAAGTCATTATCTGAGAAATGTGGATATGGTAGGCCGCAAGGAATATACGATGTTCAAAATGGGAAAACAAAAGAAATTTCAACCACAATGGCAAACAAGATTTTATCTGTATTCCCTGAATTAAATAGAGTGTGGCTTCTCACAGGAGAGGGAAATATGATTAATGAAAGAAATAATTCAAGCATTATTGATAGCAACAATAACAATAGAGGAATTATACAAAATAGTCATGGAAATATCAATAATGGTAATATTTCCATATCTTTGCCGGAAAGAGGTCAGCAAAAAATTATTGATCCAGACGGAAGGGTCACAATAGAGGATACCAGTTCAGGCGCTCATGATTACCTGAACGAAATAAATAGACTTAACCAGAGGATACAAGACCTTGAAAGAATTATCAGCGGACATGAAGCTACAATAAAGTCAAAAGACGATTTAATATGTATATTGAGAAGCGCATTAGATAAGAAATGATTTTTAGGTTACATTTTTTGCTTCTAAATATAGCGAATATAACAATGATTCTTTATACTAAAAACTTAGTTTTACAACATAATTTATAAGCAGATTCATACCTTAAAATATCAAATCCTATGGACTTTAAAGATTCAATCCAACAACTATCTGAAAGAATAGCCAAACAACAAGATGCTATTATAACGGAAGAGGGAACAAAAAACGCATTCATTATGCCGATGATTGCAGCACTCGGATATGACATATTTAATCCATTTGAAGTCGTTCCAGAATTAGACTGCGACCTCATCAAGAAAAAAGGAGAAAAGATAGACTATGCCATAATGAAAGAAGAAAATCCTATACTCCTTATAGAATGCAAGCATTGTAAACAAGACCTCAACTTACACGATACACAATTACAGAAATATTTCGTGGCTTCAAAAGCCAGATTCGGAGTACTTACAAACGGTATAGAATATAGATTCTATACAGATCTTGACAAGCCCAATATTATGGACGAGAAACCTTTCTTAGTTGTAAATATGTTGGCGCTTACGGATGCCGATGTGGAACAATTAAAGAAATTCAGTAAATCATATTATAATGAGGAGGAAATTTTAAGTACCGCCAACGAATTAAAATATGCTATTTCGATAAAGTCTATATTAAACAATGAGTTTAAGCAACCGTCACCCGATTTTGTTCGATTGCTTGCCAAACAGGCATACGACGGGCAAATTACACAGAAAATAATAGAGCAATTCACACCTATTATAAAACGATCTGTTCAAAGTATTATAAATGACACAATTTCAGACAGGCTGAATGTCGCCATTAAGACGAATGACGACAAAACAAAACAGGAAGAAGATAGTACACAAAATGCAAAAGAAGAACTTCCTGATGGTGTTGTGTTCAGTGACAGAGATTCAGGAATTGTTACTACACAAGAGGAGATAGATGCTTATAATATTATAAGAAGCATATTGAGAAAAAGTATAGATGCGCAAAGAATAACTTATAAAGACAACAAGACATACTTTGTTGTAAACATAGATAACGGCTATTGGTGGATATGCAGATTCTATTTCGGTAGTCGAAAAAAGCAAATATGTTTTCCTACGGACAATTACAAATCAAAAGAAATGTTCGAAATAGAAACGATAGATGACATCTTCAACTATGAAGATAAACTAATTGAATCCTTGAAAATGGCTTTAAGAGAATAATTAATTTATTAAAATTATCAAGTTATGAAAAATCTTACATTACTCTTATTCAACATCTTACTATTAGCTTTTACCTCTTGCACACAGACAAATGAAGACAAAGCTCGCAGTTTAATAGAAGATCAACTTAAAAAAACAATGAATGATTGGAGCAGCTACGAATTTGTAGAGATGACACCCCTCGATAGCTCTTTCAGCGTACTATCAGACAACGAAGAATATTATAATCTTGGATTGAAGTTAAAAGTTTTAGACGCAAAATCAAATTACTTTATTTCAAATGTTAGTTCCGATTACCGAAACATGGACATGTGGACAGATAGTGCGAAACAGGTAATTGCAGAGATGGAATCAGTAAACAAAAGAATGGACGAAATTCAATCATCATTTGTCCCAGAACATAATGGCTGGTGGACTAATTTCACTTGTAGAGGAAATAACAAATTAGGTCAAAAGGTTATATCAAAGACACGTTATTATTTTAACAAGGAAATTACGGAAATAACAGATACTAAAAAGGTTGAATAGTTGTGTCCAAATTTAGATAAGTCATGAAGAAGATAGTTGAGAAATAGTGACGGAAAAGAAATAGGTATGCTTTTTAGTTGCTATGCTTTTAAATACATAAAATAGTATTTATTCGCTATAATACTCACTCTATCTCTTTCAACACATCTAACTTGATTTCATCATCTATGTCACGATAACGGGCAAATGCCTTGCTGCCCTCTACATGACCGCTCATAGACCCGATAATATTCGGGTCTTTTACTTTTTTATAAATATTCCCGATAAATGTACGACGTGCGAGGTGCGAGCTGGCAATCTCATATATAGGCTTTTGCTCCTCTTTCTGCGTTACCGGATTTATGACGGTGACTTTTCTGTCGATACCCGCCATTCTTAAAATCTTCTTGATGGAATCATTGTATTTTTGCTCAGAGATAAAGGGAAAAAGGGTACGTCCTCCATATTCCTTGTACTTTTCCAATATTTCAATCGCTTTTTTCGTCAAAGGTACACGAGCATATTCCTGATTATCCCCTTTCGTTTTTGTCGGAACATATTCAATAGCCCCGTCATTGATGTTTTCACGAGTTAACCTGTACAAATCACTTACTCTACAACCAATCATACATTGAAAGACAAATATATCACGCTGTATGGCAAGAAAAGGATTGTTCGGCATCGGAAAATTGTACACCCTGTCACGTTCTTCTAAGGTAAGGAAATAAGGCCTCCCATATATTTGCTCCTTTATGGAATAATTTGAAAAAGGGTTGGTCGTTGTCTCCCCCATTCTCACAGCCCAAAGATAGAACACCCTTAACTTCGTCATCATGTTAGCAATAGTATTTCTACCTCTCGGCGATAACTTCTTGACACCCTCATATAACGACGGGTATAATTCTGCTAATCTATACTCGTTTTTTAGATAATCTTCGAAATTAGACAAATCAAATGCTGATATTTCGAGGCTCCACCTGAATTTTCCTCCATTAAAAATTTCGTAATTTTCATACCGGATCATTATCCGCTTTAAAACATCATAATGTTCCTCTCGCTTCTCATCGTATTGTTTATAGGTTAGGAATTTGTCAAATATATCGAAGAAATCATCATTAACAGGTGTTTCACCATTCACTCTACGCTGCATGGCATTACGCAGCCATTCGCTCGTTGGCTGGTAGTCGTCTCCTCTTTCCTCCCATGTCCGAAGTATAAGAGACTTTAATTCATTCACTTTTTCGTTGAAAATTCGTCTCTCTTTATCCGGGTACAACGCCCTCGATTTTATTTCTTCTCTCTTGTTGTCGAAAAGATCTACGTTTATCTGTAAATCGCTTACATAATATAATAATTTTGCCCCCGGAGTAGATAGTCGGAAACGTACATTTACTATGTTATTTTTTTTGCTGGAACGAACGTATGCTTTAACGGTTGCCAT